ACAAAGTTCAAATTGGTGTTAACATTGTTCACTGCTGTGTTATTCACTGCTGTGTTTACATTTCTGTTAACTGAGACGACCCGCGTCTTTCTCGCAAACTTCACTGGTTCGTGAATTTTCATATATCTGAGGCGCTTACCAATGGCATCAACAATTTGACTCTTCGTCATCTGTTCAACATTCTTTAACTCAACCTTACGAGCAATCCTCTTGAGGTCTGCACGCTTTGTGCTTGCGTCAAAAAGTTGTTCATAATCATTGGGTTTCAATGGTGACTTCTTATCAACGAGGTAAGTCCTACTTGAATTCATCACCAATGGTGGAAGAGGTAACTTGTCGTCCTGAATATCCTGGTACGCCTGACATATTTGGTTCTTTGTTAGCTTAATATCTACCCCCGTGTTGAGCTTAATCAACTTTCTAAGGTTTTCTATATCTGCGTCGGGGTCGCACGCATCCATTTGTTTTATATTAAGTTAACAAAAAAGTAGAGCTAATTATTTAATTGTAGAGTAACCTATATTGTACAGTCTAATCTTATCTTCGTAAGACATCTTGAAGTCAAAAATGTCTGTGTCACCTACATATATTTCAATAATTTTTGTATATTTACTATATTCAACTCTATTCGAGACAGTTGAACGAATGAGGGATTTCACAAATTGTAGTGGATTATCAATATCTTCTTGATAGATCTGCTTTGTCTTAAGTTTGATGCCTGTAATTTCATGTGGCTTCTTACCAAGAAACGGTGTCATTGGAATTTGTTCCTGTGTAGCACCATCCACGTATGTCCTTCCCTCAAATTCACCACACGTAAAAATGAAAGGTATAGCCATACTCATACACACGGCATCAATGACTTTCATCTTGGGGTGGGTATCACGCGAAAAGTACTCGGTTGTTGACGTGTTCAAACAAAATGCAGATACATAAATCTTCATATCCAATTCCTCAAATGTGGGATCACAACCACAGATGTCAACAAGTTTGTTGCGAATAGGACCCATATCAACAAAACCACATTTGTTAAAGAAGGACTTTATGCATATTTTAACAAATTTGGAGACATTCAGATTGAGAGCCACGTCATAAATCTCATCAACGGACATCCCCAAAGCCAAAAAGAGGGCTAAGATTGATCCTGCAGATGATCCAGATATTTCCTTCACATCTACAAGCTTGGATTCAAGCACTTTGAGGGTTCCAATCATTGAGTATATACCCATCGACGCTGGACCCAAAACAAGGTACTTCATCCTCCTATTTAGTAGAACTGAGGAAATTGACGACGCAAAAGCGCGAAGACAACCGCGAAAACGATCGAGTGGGTCAAAGCCGCTGGGAGGCTCGTTTGACCCGATCGGAGAAGTCCACCAGAACTTGGGGGAATAGTCAACAAGAGACCCGGGCTCAACGCCAAAAAGAGTGCCGTCGTGACGATCAAGTCGGTCTTCGTCAAGACGAGACCCATCGCCTTCGCGACGAGACTGTAGACGAGGAAGAAGACGAGGGCGTGGAACATAGTGGCCATTTGGGAGGTCTTTCCGCTTCTGAACTTGAGACTGCGCCCGTCGGTGGTCAAGAGAACACCCGGGCTGAGAGCCAAAAAAAGAGCGGCGGGGATCGCGACTTTCTGGGAGGTAATATCGGGTAGCATGGTTATTATACACTCATATTATTTTGTCTAGTGTGCTCATAAACGAACCTAACCCAATGATCAAATGTAGCACCAATCATAAATTCGTGGCAGAGATCTGTGTCTTCTAAGTAGGTATCCATACGTTTCCATATGTATGAGAGATGGAACTCATATGGAAACCAAACAAAGTCGCACTCGTCGGTGTGCTCGGTGTAACAAAACTCTGCGAAATCTGAAAAGTCACAATCGGTAAGTAGGGCATGCTCAAGGAAACCATCTCTAAGGAGTTGCTGTATGATATCCCAAAGCGCCCACAATTCATCTGAGTATTTGATTTGCCAATCTTCAACACTGAGATGAACATCATCTTCTATTTCTTCTTCATCACTGGGGATGACATCGGTATTGGCACTCGCCTCGTAGACGTACTGACTCCAAACCATCGTTATTACTTATCTTCATTGTCGGGCTTCTCTTTTATCCCAGTTAATGAGATTGAAGTTGACTCCTTCACTTTAATAGTGTCCTGGATGGCGTTGAGGGCTCCCTCCAACTTGGCCTCGTCCCCACCAAAAAACTTGAGGAGTCCCTCACGAATGGCATCCTTATTCATAGTCCCCTTACGGACTGACGTACGAAGGCTGATCTTCCCTTTTCTAAGGTTAATGGTATCAATGCCCTGACCAATCATATGCTTCTTGACTGCCTCCTTCAGTCGTTTCTCTTCTTGGTTGAGGATCTTGATATCAGATTTTGCTTCAGAAAGTTGCTTGGAGAGCTCCACAAGCTTGGCGACGCTCTCGGAAAGTTCACTGGGTACTGACATTATTTACATAAAGCTAAGATCTAATCTTTAAGCGAAATTAGCACAAAGAACGCATCATGCTGTCTGGGACAATGGTGGAGTTGTTCCACACGAATGGTTCCTTGGCGTTTGGTGGTTCCGCGCGGATTTGTTGGTTGGCGTTGCGCAAAGCACCACCCACCGACTCTGGGAAGCCGATTTGTTGGCGGGGTTCAAGGAAGTTTTGACCCGCGAGGATGTCTTCTGGAGCGAATTCACCAAAGTCCTCGGCGGACGCAACTTCGCGTGGGAGGAGGGAGGACGCGAGGCCTGTGCCCTTCTCCATACCACAACCGTTTTGCACTGGAGCGGCGGCTGGACCAGCGGCTGGCGCCATCTCAATCATGGAATATTCGCGTTCGCTAATGGAATAAGCAGACTTCTTGTTCATAGTGAAGAGCAAGTAGACCAACACGGCGACCGCAGCCAACATCGCGAGGTTTTGAGCACGACCCTTCTTCATCATCTTTTATATATGATAACAATTTTTTTTATTCCTCATCCACGAAGGCATATTCTTCTGGGTAAGTGTCCAAGATTGGGTCTGGGTGAACTCTCACCTGGACAACATTCCACGAAGAACCAAAAGATTTCTTGGCAAACCAGAGACCCGCGAATTCAAGGATGACGTCACACGTCTTGCCTGGTTGCATGTGTTCGAGGTCGATGGACTCTTGTTGCGCACTGAATACCTTGGTGGCCTCAATACATTCGCCTGTAATCTGACCATCGGAGACACTTGGGGTGTACGCACCTTGGATGACCTTTTCAGTGAGTTGCTTCCCAAACCAAGTTTCACAATTTTCTTGAGCCGCCTCAAGGTTGAGCGCGTCAATGTCACCAATCTTTTGGAGATTGGCTTCGGAGACGAGATCAAGAACAACGTCGCCTGAGATATCAGCAACCTTTACCTTATTCAATTGAACCAAGCACTTTCGCTTGGTATCGTTGAGAGCCTTTACGAAGTAGAGTCCGTCATCACCTTTTGCTGGGGCGTTGTACAACATATTATGTATGAATTGTGTCTCAATTCTTTAAACCAACAAAGGGTATCATGGCGGCTCTCTTTATAACCGTTCGTGGAACCCACTTGTCACGCAGGGGTTTGTATCCATATAGGAGCTTACTGTAGTCAAACTCCTTTGGAAGGCTTTTGCCTGAAGTTGGTCTGTAGTTGTACTCGTTTTTCACATATGACTTGGAGGTATTCTTGACCCACTCCTGTGCGGTTAGGTTGAAACGCTGATCACCGTAGGTCTTTGCGTAGCCTGGAATATTTAGGGTTGGCACAGAGGCCTTGACGCCATAGACAAGTTGCTTAGCGAGACGATCCTCACGGGGCTTCGTCGTGAACTCCCCATATCGCATTGGATCAACTTTCGCAGCCAGAGCCATGCTGACGTTACCAGGTTTACGTGAAACAAATCGTGTACTCGTTATTTTGCCTGTAGTGCGGGCGTAGATTGTGTTAATGGTATCCGTTGGTTTGATGTTCACACTCTTCGTGATCATCTTGGCCAATTTGTACATACGCTGACGATCCTTCTCCTTCTTCTCTGGACGAAGACCCAACTTTTGCATCAGGTAGACATCGTCAAGGAGGAAACGCTTTCCAGCCACATAGAGGCGCTTGTCGTGAACAATGGCACCAGTATCTTTGTTCTTGTAAGTAACACCCTGCTTCTTTGATTGAATGACCTCGTACCCAAACTCCTTGGGTCTCATAAATGGAATATCCAACATACCACCAAGGACTTCCTGTACGATCCGTCCCTTCTCAATGGAAAAGTATCTCAAGTTGAGATCGAGGGCAAACAATTCAACATCAATGAAAATGTCCCCCTTTGAGGGATCACTACCACCCCGAGACTTCTTCTTCTTAATGAGGAGGTAGCGACGCGTCACATATGGACCACTTTCAGAGAAACCCAAACCCAAAAAGCGACCCACTTTGGTCTTTTGGGAGAGACGCTGCTTAATCTTCATATTAATACGCCTAGCGGTTTCACCCAACTTGTTCCACAGTAGAAGCTTGATAGCTTGGAGTTTACCAAAGTATTTGTCATCGTATGGGATGGTGGGGATGAATTTGGTATCTATGTCACTCGTCACAAGGCGATCGTCTCTACTCAGGTACATATTGAAGGCTTCACCCCCAGAAATAATAAGGTACCCCATGGGCTTGAGGAATTCTGAAAGTTCCGCAGCTGTCTTGAGGATAATGTCACGCACACTGTCCGTCACCACAGCGTATACCATCTTTTCGAAACTCTCCTTACCGTGAACTCTGTGTACCCTCTTCCTGAATGCCGCGAGGTTGTCGGTCTTGTAGTACTTCTCAAGAAGTGGATCGTTGAAGAATAAGTTTTTCTTCATGAACCGATTGATCACAGCTTCCGAATAAATCTCAGTGTCCA